TGGAGTAATTGTATCATTAGGATCAACTAATGGACTAGGTTTTGCTCCATTAGTCGGTGCAGCAGTAACTGCAGTTAAGAATCAAAGTGGTGCTATTACTGCAGTTGGTATCGGAACTAGAGATACTCATGGTTCTGGATATAGGGGTATTGTTCCTGTTACTGTAACAGATATTGCCTATGAACATAGATTTGAAAGTGCTGGTATTGGTTCTATAAGAAAAGGTTCATTTGCAGGTCAAGGATATACAGCAACAAACGCAGTGTATACATCCAATACGGGTGTATTTGTCATAACTATACCTAATCATAATTTAACCACTAGCGATACTGTGGGTATTGATACTGGTGGTATAGTCTTTAGATGTTCAAAAGATCATTTTGCAACACTTCACCCATATCCACGATCAGGTCCAACACCTACATCTACAAATGGTGATCCAATAGTTGGTCAACAAGTTGCTATCGCTGCTACCACAACAGATACAATAACAATTAATGTTGGTGCAGGTGGTGGTGCAGGTACAGGAGCAGTAGTGAGTGCAACTGTAGGTGTTGGTGGAACTCTTACTTTTGCTGTTACTTCCGCTGGTTCTGGATATGTAAACCCACAAATTAATATACCTCAACCATCATATGAAAATCTTGAAGTTGTTGGTGTATCAAGATTAGGTCAAGGTGCGACAACTGAGACTGGTAAAAATCTATTAATTTCAGTTGATGTTGGTCCTACCAGCACAGTTGGCATAGGATCAACGCTACGTGAGGTAAAATCATTCAAAATTACTAGACCAGGATATGCGTTTAGGAAGGGTGATGTATTCAAACCAGTAGGTCTTGTAACAGATCGTGGACTTGGATCTGTTGTGCAGGAATTTGAACTCACTGTTTTAGAAACATTCACAGATTCATTTGCATCATGGCAGTTTGGTGAATTAGATAATGTTGATTCAATACGTAATTTACAAGATGGATTCCGTAAAAGATTCCCACTTCAATTTAATGATGAACTACTAAGTTTTGAGAAGGATGAGGATTCTGAAATAGATTTGAATGCTGTGTTATTAATATTTGTTAATGGAGTTATTCAAGAACCTAGCAGACATTATCAGTTTGAAGGTGGTACTTCATTTACATTTACTGAAGCACCTGATAAAGATGATAAAGTTGATATATTCTTCTACAGAGGAACTCGTGGAACTGATAGCACATCAGTTAATATAGTAGAATCTGTAAAACAGGGTGACTTATTAACACTTAACAGAAGTAATAGTAATCCAGGCATCACACAAGATCCAAGAACAATCTATAATATCACTACTTCAGATAAAGTTGAAACTAATTTATACACAGGTTTAGGTATAAGCACAGTTCCTAGACCAATTAGTTGGACTAAACAGAAGGTTGATAAGGAGATTGCTGGTGAATTTGTATCAAAAGCAAGAGATTCTATAGAACCACTAGTGTATCCAACCGCTAGAATAATAAGTGATTTATCAACATCTGGAACAGAAGTATTCCTAGACAATGGATCATTATTTAATTATGAAGGTGGAACAGTAGACATAGATGCTTTGATTGTAAATACATCTGGTGATCCTGTCGCTGCTGCAGTTACAGCAACTGTTTCTGCTGGAGGAACAATTAGTGCACTCACGGTTGATAATGATGGTAGTGGATATAGTGGATCTGCTACAATAAAAATTTCAAATCCATTTTCAGTTGGATTCCCAACTAATTTCATTCCTGATGGAACAAATACAGTAACTGGTATTGGATCTACTGCTACAGCAACATGCACTGTAGTAGATGGTGAGATTTCAGGAGTCACTATAGTAAATCCTGGTTTTGGATACTCACAGGCAAATCCACCCCAAGTGATCGTATCAATTCCCACTGTATCTCTTGAAAATATTACTGGTGCAGGTATCGCTACTGGTTTTTCTGGTATTGTTACAGGAATCAGTACTTCTACAGGTATTGGAGGAAATCCATTAGCACTTGAGTTCTTCTTAAGTGGACCTATAGACAGCATTGATAGATTGGATGATACAGATGCAAGAATATTAATATCTGATACCGAAGTTGGTTCTGGTGTTACATCAATTGATGGGCATGATTTATCAACAGTTGGTATTGGTACAACTTACCTTAATAATGTATATAAAATTGATGCATTTTCAAGAGTTGCAACTGCAGGTATAATCACTTGTAATATATTATCAACCACCAGTGCTGTTGATCTTGTGGGTATCGCATCCACTGGCACAACATTAAATCCATGTGGAACATTATCGTTCGGTAGAATATCTGGTTTTACAAGATCTAGTTCTCCAATATCCATTGGTGTAACTGGTTTAAATATAAATGCAGGTCTTACAACCTTCCCAATTTTACAGAGACGAGGGACAGGTTTGAGGAATACTGGTGGATTGAGTAAATCACTCTAGTCTCTAACGTATAAATATAGAAAAAAACCCAATTCGATGGCTGCAATTGTAACAGATCAATTTAGAATATTAAACGCTAGTAATTTCGTAGATAACGTAACGGATTCTAATAATTCATATTACGTGTTTGTGGGTTTGTCTAATCCAACCACATCTGGATTTGGTAGAGCATCTGATTGGAATGAAGCGAATAAGACACCTAATCCCACTGACAGTATTAACTACATGAATTTTGTAGGTGATAACATGTCTTTTGGAAAGAAAGTAACTTCAGATAATGTAAGAAGACTAATAAGAAAAATAAGTTGGACTAGAGGAACAAAATATGAAATGTATCGTCATGATTATAGTAATGAAAAAAAATCACCAATAACTGGATCATCAAGGTTATATGACACTAATTACTATGTAATGAATAGTGATTTCAAGGTTTATATTTGTATTGATAATGGATCATCTGGTATAAGCACCACAGGTAACGCATCTTTGGATGAACCAACATTTACAGATTTAGAACCATCAAAGGCAGGTACCAGTGGGGATGGTTATTTGTGGAAATATCTGTTTACCGTGTCTCCAAGTGATATTATCAAATTTGACTCAACTGATTTTATTTCTGTATCTAATAATTGGTCTTCATCTACTGATGCACAAATAGCAGCAGTAAGAGAAAATGGAGATTCTGACGTAAATAACAATCAAATTAAGAAAGTTTATATTGAGAGTCAAGGAAATGGTTATACAAATGGAACTGGACAAGAGGTCAATATTTTGGGTGACGGTTCTGGTGGAAAAGTAGTGGTAGATGTTGTAAATGGTAAAATAACCAATGCAGTAGTTTCTGCTGGTGGTAAAGGTTACAGTTATGGAATTGTAGATTTAGGTGCTATTGGAAATACCAGTGCTACACCTAAAGCATCTTTAATTCCAATCATACCTCCATCAAAAGGTCATGGTAGCGATATTTACAAAGAATTAGGATCTGATAGAGTTCTAGTATTCGCTAGGTTCGACACATCAACAACAAATGATTTTCCTACAAATACTAGTTTCTCTCAAATTGGTATACTTAAAAATCCAACCTCAATAGGATCAACATCATTATTCACTGATCCTACTTTTTCATCAGTAGGTGCACTTAAATTTACATCTTTCAATACTGAACCAAAAGTTGGTGAGACATTAAGTCAACCTGTTGCAAATGGAACTGCTAAGGGATTTGTTGCTGCTTTTGATAATGAAACTAAAGTTGTAAAATTTGTTCAGGATAGATCTAATTCTTTGAATCCTACAACATTTGATAGCACAGATTATGTTGGCGTATCCACTTTTTCATTAGTTCTACCATTTACATCAAGTTCCGCTAGTGTAACTGGTGGTACAAGTGGATTCAACGCTACCATTGATACTGGATTTACTGGTATAAGCACTAATCCAGATGGAACTAAATTAATTTCTCTGGATACCCAGTTTACACAGGGGGTCGCTAATCCTGAGATAAATAAAAAGTCAGGTGATATAGTTTATCTTGACAATCGCCCTTTGATTGCAAGGAACTCAAGACAAAAAGAAGACGTTAAAATTATTCTGGAATTCTAAAAAATGCCTCAGAAAACGAATTTAAATATAAATCCATTTTTCGATGATTTCGATAAGAATGATAATTTTTATCGTGTATTGTTTAAACCTGGTTTTCCAGTTCAAGCAAGAGAATTAACGCAGTTACAATCAATTCTACAGAATCAAATAGAGTCGTTTGGTAGTCATATGTTTAAAGAGGGATCAATGGTGATTCCTGGTAATATCAATTACAATGGAGAATATAACGCTGTAAAAATAAATCCAGATCATTTAGGTATTGACGTAACAGTATATTCAAAACAGTTGCATGGGAAAAGAATAAGAGGGCAAACATCTGGTATTGTTGCTGAAGTTTTAGATTGTCGCTTCCCTACAGATGGTGCAGAGTATACAGATGTAACACTATATGTTGAATATAAACAGTCTGGAACTGATAATACAATTGCAAGTTTTGAGAATGGTGAAGTATTAATAGTTGAAGATTCATTTACATATGGAAATACAACTATATCTTCTGGTGAAACAATAGCATCAGTAATATCTGAAGATGCAACTTCGATTGGTTCTGTAGCATCAGTAGGTCAAGGCGTTTTCTTTGTTAGAGGAGCATTTGTAGACGTTGAAAAAAGTGATATAATTCTTGACCCATATTCTAATTCACCATCATACAGAGTTGGTCTTACAATCTTAGAAGAAATTGTATCAGCTAAAGATGACAAATCATTGTATGATAATGCTAAAGGATTTTCAAACTTCGCTGCACCAGGTGCTGATAGATTAAAAATAACTGCTATTTTATCGAAGAAATCATTAAATGATTATGATGATAAATCTTTTGTCGAATTATTAAGAATAGACAATGGTGAGATAAAAAAATTACAGAATAAGTCCGAATATAATTTAATAAGAGATTACTTTGCAAAAAGAACTTTTGATGAATCAGGTAACTATTCATTAGATAATTTTATAGTAGATGTAAAAGAATCATTAAATGATCGTGAATCAAATGAAGGTGTATACTTTGAGGGTCAACAAACAGACCAAGGAAATCTACCTTCCGAGGATTTGATGGCGGTCAAAGTATCCTCTGGAACTGCGTATGTTAAGGGATATGATGTAGA